ATAAAGAGCCGCCTTATCGTTAGTCAAGGTACAGTGAGGAAATAAACTATACATTCCTGACGGCACGCTTGACGCTGTGATTGTCTTGAATGTAAGAGTTAACGGATCCACTCCACCTGATACGAAATCTGCTTGTGGCTGTTGAATTAATTTCATTGCTGGAATTCTCCACTGAAGCGTATAATTTGCTGAGCCTGATATTGCATCGCCTTCATGTGTTGAAATTAATGTAAAAGTGCTATCTGCCAATGCGCCTGAAAAATAGGTATGATCATCAAGTGACTTTAGTGTAATTGTAACTGTTCCTTGAAATGGCGGGTCTCCTGATGGAATTGGTGAGCCATTGCCCGCGCTTCCCTTCATTTCTCTAGCTGCCGATTGCTCTTTTGTAAGGGTTATATCTAGGCTAGTAACTGGAACCGTTGAGCCACTTATAACAACTGTATTAACAGGCTTTGCAAATATCTTTTTAGTGTTCGCAATAGTTGCGGCTGTAAGAGTTGCATAGCTGTTAGTTGTGCTAGTGTATTTAATGTCATTGCATAGAACGTCATAAGACATTTTTGCGTAATTCGGCGCGTTGTCGAAAGTCATTTGAAATCTAGTAACCGCGCCCGATGCCGCTTCTAATACTGACTGTGAAGCGTACTGTGCCACTGTTGTTAGATACTTTTGATTAAATCCACCATGTACAAGTGAATGTGTGTAGCCGTTTGCATTTCCTGTAACAGACTCACCTTGAAAGAAATTAGCGGCCGCCTGCCATCCCGCATCATTGTAGTATGCTGTCTTAGTAATATTGATTGTTGGAGTAGTTGCGCCCTGTTGTGCATCGGCTGCCATGTCAGCGCCCGATCCTATTCCTGTTTCTGTTAGCTCTTCAGGGTTTAAGTTATGAGCAAAGCTATCAACAATTAGCTTATCTCCTGTAGATATCGCGTCGGCTGTTCCGAAAGTCGCGTGTGTTCCGTGAGCAATAACCTTGCTCGCTCCTGTTAAATATGTCATTTTTAAAATCTCCTATGATATTTCGCTTTGCTTTTCAGCAAAGAATCTGTAAGTACCTTTCCAAACTTTTTTTGTGCTTATCGACGTGCTAACAATCGTCGGAAATGCGGGGTCTGGCCGCCATATATCGACTGTATTGCTCCAAGTGTCGCCTAGCTCTGTTACCGCTAGTGCAAATATGCTCTCTAGTGCGTCTCTTACGGCTGTAAATGCCGCGCCTGTTGTGTCAATCTCTTTGTAGTAGTTAATCTCGACTATAAAATCGTATTCAGCTATTCGGCCAATCTGGTTAGCTGTCTGCAAATATCTCTGAGTACGTCCTGTTAGAACCTCAAAGAAATTCACTTGCTCATTGTAATAGAGTTTAGCAACTTCAAACTCTGAGTCTTCTGTTACTTGAAACTTATAAATCTTGTCTGTAAGCGCCGTAATTGTGGCGTGACTCCATATTGCCGCCGTCCAAGCAGTTTCTATTTGCGCTGATGTTGTCATTTATTATCTTGCTACAATTACATAGCGTGAATTAGGTTTTGCAACCTGGTCGGGTATTCCGTCTCTATTTGTATCTATGAATAATTCAACGTCTGTTAATGATTCGGCTGTTTTGTCTTTGTACAGTTGAGCGCGTATAGAAAACTTATCATCTCCATTTACTATTTGTGATTCTGATAGTAATTGAATAGACCTGTAAGCGATTGCGCGTTTTAGTTCGTCGACATTCTGTATATCTGACCATCTAACGCCCTTTCCTTTTAGCTTCATTTCAATGTTGTCAGTAGCGATATTGATAAAGCTACCTAGTTGATTATTAGAGGCGTAAGCAGTAATTGCGGGATAGACTTCAACTAAGTCAGTATACACAACGCTTGCATTTTCAGCGCCGCCGCTTGCTCGTTCAATGTCTATAGTTCTAACAACCGTCTGAACTTGCTCGCCTGACTCAACTGTGAAGTTAATAGCCTCGTAGTAAGTTCTATAAGGAATCGCCGATTCTGGATCGGGGTCGTCTATAGCATCAATCGTATAAGTACATTCATAAGGACTAGATGCGTTTTGGCTCCAAGTGCTAACAGTTTGAGCCGCGCCCGTTCCGTCTCTTGCGTCGCTCAAAGTCGGATTATCTGTAAATATGTAAATACTCGGCGTTTGAGTAGGTAGTTGAATCGGCAAATCATTTGCCATCGGATAAAACTTCCTTGATATATCTTTACCGAATATATAATAAGTCATTTACTTGCCTTTCTTTCTGTCTGCTTGTTCGGCTATTTTAGCCATCTTTCTTTGACATTCTTCATATGTCGATTTTACGCCGTGCTTTTGATTGTGGTCGTATAAGTCTTTAGCTACTGCGTCCTTAGCTATAGTGTTCCGTTCATCTTGCGACATAACGGAACGTCTTTGATATTCTGCGTTTTGATTAAGCTCGTTTTGCTTGCTCATCTTTTACCTTTTTTTCTATTACTGATTCAGGTGCTTTCTCTAGTAATCTTGGGTCAATTGAGCGCCCTGTTACACCATCAACAAACGAAATCACTTGATCATGCTTGCCTGGCTTTAGGTTTTTGTGTCCTGTAATGACATAACCGCTATTAACTAAGTTAAGTAACGCGCTAGGCTGACCGTGTGAGCCGTCTACCCTAAGTATCCCAATGTGAACCTCTTCCGTTCCGTCCTTATTGCTTATATCTGCAACATTTTTAATCATTTTGTATGTTATATGAGGATATTTTTCATAGCTTCTTGGTTTTGTCATTTTTTCCTTTTCAAATAAAAAGAGGATAGGAATGTTTAGTTCCTACCCTCTTTGTTTAGTGAGTTATCTTGATACTAAGAATTAAGTATCAGAGCGAAGCTCACAAGCTGCCGCGTTATTCCAAACAACAATATTCCAGTACATCCAGCTAATAACATATTTAGACATACCAGGAATTTGAGAGGCAACGCCTGGCCCTGTGTCCATAACATGACTGTAAAGCTGTCCACCAACTGCCGCGCCAAATGCATACAGAGGATTAAAAACTAATCCTTGATCATCTGAGCCAGTAGTTGACAATCCGCTAGTCTGGTAGATATCAGTCTCGAACAATGTACCGATATAACCATTAGACTTTGGAGTTCCCAAAATCGGATGGCTATATTGTGATGTGTAGATAGCCGCGCCACTGTTAGAAATAAACTTTTGAAGCTCTAAAGCTCCTTTGTAGTCTATTACTGCTACCTGTCTTGCAGGCGGGCACTTAGCTGCATTGACATAATACTTAGCCAAAAGGAAAGTATCTGTATCAAGTACAGTTGCGGCGGTAGCTGCATTGGTGATTGAGTCAAACAATGCAAGAAAGTCGTCGTCGTACTTACGCGCTAGTGCTGCACCCTGTTCGGCTGCAATTCTAGAAACGCCTGTTTGACCGCCGCCAAAACGTTCAGCTTCGTGTGAGAAAGCCGCGCCGCTTGCAATCTTAGTAGCAGTTGCGGTCACTGAAGCATCTGTTAAAAGCGAGTTAGCATCTGACGCAGTATAAACCGCACCCTCTGTTACCGCTTCCGCGATTAAGCTTCCTGATTTTCTGAACTTAATAACATTCGTGTCACCTGGACATGTCTGGTTATTAACTAAGTTATAAGAAAAAGAAGCATCGACAAACGCAGGCGACATTAAAGCGCTGATTGCGTTGCCTATTGTAATATTGTCGCCTAAATCGCGACGTCCATCATCTGGTAAAGCCATTTTTGAAATCTCCTAAAAAATAAAAAAGGAAGCTCTAAGGCTTCCTAATAAAAGTTATATGTTAAAAATTTATCTTGGTTTAAATAGTAATGCGTAAAGCGTTGCAACTGCGTTTCTTACGTCTGTTGTGCTAGCGGTATTCGGATTAAAATTAAAATTAGATGGAAAGGCTCCAGGGTTAAATCCTGCTGTAAAACTTACAGGGCCATATCTCCCAACTTCTCCCGTTACTGAAATTGTATGAAAGTTTATAAGGCTTATATTTTTAAAGCCTAATTCCTCATTATAAATAGTTGTCATGTGTAAAAATCTCCTAAATAAATTTAGCGCCCGTCTACGAGTCGCTCTAAAGCTTGTTTATCTGTCTTAGCTAAGTTCGCCATGTAAGCCTTGCCGCCGTCGGGCATCTTGCTAATCTCTGACATCGTTAAAACTTTGCCGTTTGAACCGCCGCCCTTTGTTGATTCGGCTCCGTTCATTGCGCCGTTTCTTGTCTCGGCTTTAAATGAGCCTGGGAATCTGCCTTTTAATTCCTCTGTGTATTCGTCAATGCTCATTAGCTCGGCGGGTTTTGTCTTAGAGTATCTAGGCTTTCCGTCTTGTCCTAAGAAAACAACCTTTCCATCTACTAAATCGGCTTCTGATTTAATAACAGGCTCTAATAGTAGTGCCTGGTCTTCGCCTGTCACTAGCGTTGCAATCTTTGTTAATGTCGGCTTTGTTGCTCTTTCGTGTTTTAATTCTTGCTTTGCTGCGTCTCTTTCTTGCTGCGTAGTAGTTAGCTGAGATTGAAAGCGGTCGGCTATTTCTCTCTCTTTCTCTGCGATTCGCTCATCTAGTTTCTTCGGGTCGCCTGCCGCGTCTTTGTTCTTTAAAGAGTCTAGCTCCTGCATTGCTTGCGCGTATTTCTCGGGGTCTATGCCCTTATACTTGCCGCTTAACTCTTCATACTGTTGCTTAAAGTGCTGCGCGTGCGCTCTTTCTGCTTCAATGTCTTTGATAGTAAAAGTCTTATCGCCTGTCGTAGTTGTATCAGTCATTTTTATATAGTCTAAAGTTATCCGCGCTTATGACTCCATAAGCAGAAATTAAACATCTATACTGCATAGAATCCCGAAATTAATGCACGGCCCTGACCAGTGAAAAACAAGCCAGATTGCAATTAGCAATATAAAAACAGGAAATGCTAGTATAAAAACTTTCCAGAACTTAGAGCCTGCACGCGCTCTTTTAACTACATACTGCGACATGGTGAGCGCTGACTTATTGCCCTGCCTGCGTCTATATAGCTGAACAAATTCCCATACTGGAAATATGCCTAAAACACTTAAGATTAAAAAATATGTTATGTATTCGCCTGATGTCATATTTATTCTTTTAGCTAAAATCTACTGGGCCGATGTAAGGCGTTCCCGATGTCCTGCGTTTTCCGTTAATGTCGTGACTTAATCTAATTGTTGTATCGCCTGCCTGTAATCCAGTTTGAGTACTAGTAAGAGTATAGGCGGCTGCTATAGTTCCCTGGCTTGTGCCTAAGTTGTAACCCGCATCAAATCCCGCGTTTTGATCAACGTCATAAAACACATTGTTCTTTAATGCTGTTGAACTGTTAGTTAATGACAATCGCATGAAAGTCGTATTACCCGAATTAATAACGCTCAATACTGAATTAGTCATTGTTGAGTTTCTTGAGGTTCCCGATCCTGCGACTGTAGTCGTCCCAAATATATTATCGTAATCTAAGCCGAACGAAGTTCCCGCATTAACCGCCGCATTAATTGCTCTGATAGCTGTATGTAAAAAATGTACTTTATTGTCAGCCGTTGAAGTATTGTAAAGAGCTGAGAAGTTACTAGCGACAGTCGCTTGATCCATTTCTAGATCACAATTTATTACCCAAGTATTATCAGGATAGTAATTTGTCCAAGCGCCAGCACCGCCCGATGTCTGTTTAATAGAGAATCGGCATCCGTAAATTATTTCATTCTTGTACCACTCAAAAGCAGGCGTTGTTATTGCGTTGTTCGTTGCGTACTGTGTGCAATTAACTACAAATGCTCTGTATTGAGAGAAATCCGTTGCTGGGCTTGGATTTGTTACTACTCTTCGAGTACCACCTAGTGTGAGTATTGGCGAATGTGAATTAGTAGCAGTTACACCAAAAGCTACGAATAAAGCAGGGTCATAGCTTGCGGATATAGTATGAGCATAAAAGCCATTGCCACGCTGAAATAAAGTTGAGTAACTCCAATCTGAACTTTTTAGCGTTCCGTATCTACATTCGCAATTAATAAACCAAGTTTCCTGCCCGCCATCTCTTGAATATGAATTAAATATATTATCCCCTGCGGCTCCGTACATCGGAAAACCTCCGATGCAATTAACCCACATTGAACGGCCTCCAGTATCACCGCCTTGGTTATGCGCCATTATATGAGTTCCTGAGTAAAACCCCTCTAAGCCCTTATAATAATTTGATTCATTTCCTAATGTGCGATTTGTAAACGGCTGCGCTTGTGTGGCTGAACTAGTTCTGTTCATACCAAAGCCGTCGGCTCTAATATTCTCTACCCTGCAACCATCGCCCCGAAACTCTACGCCGTTGGCAGTATTTGAAATAACTGCTTCTAGGTATTTAGTATTAGGATTCGTTCCACCTAAATTAATATGCAATACGTTAGAACCCCAAAACCAAGAATTTGATAACGCTTCACATGCTGCACTGCTTGCAACTCTAACTAAGTTACGGCCTAGCGTTTCGCCTAGTCTATCCTCTTGATCACGAACCCATGCAATATCATTTGTTTCTGCTCTTGTGTATCTATTGCCCGCCGCTAGTGTCCAACCGCTTGCGCCGTATTTTAATTCAAATGCATTAAAAAATGGTAATGTTCCGCTTGTACCTTCCCAATCATATGCGTCAATTGTAACGTTATCCACGGTTACTACAAAATCTGTATCATCATCCCAGGTATTGCCGCCCTGGAATCTCATGCGGACATTTCCACCGCTTGCGTTTATTACGGCAAGTGCCTTTGCTCTTGTCTGAAATGGTAGGTCTCTAGTCCCTGGGTTCGTATCATCGGCGGCACTACTTCCGTCTGAGCAATAATAAGTAACCGCTCTTTCAACAGGACAATGTAATTCAAACTGTGCAATCCTGTGATTTTTCCAACTTAACCATTCTTCGTAATTAGTTGCTATATTAGGCGGCGTTGCAAAGCTGCTTGACCATGTTACGGGATGCTTAAAAACGCTCCCTTGCCTAATCTTGTTACCAGTCTTGTACATTATTAAGAGCCTGTGCCTAGCGTAACTTTAACCGTTGTGCTTTCTCCGCTTTCTGAGATAGCGGCTGCATATAAATCTCTGATAACATCGCGTGTTAATACTAGCGCCGAATTTGAAAGCACTGTCATATCTGAGGTAGCCGCCGCGATTCCTGACGCGCCTAATCTAACGTAGCATTTAGAACTTCCCGTATTTGTAACAAGAGCGTTAGATCCTGCACTTCCGTTTAAAAATACCGATGAACTAACTGACGTTACAGTTAAATTAAACGTGCTGTTAGGCGTTGCGTTAAATGGTGTTGTCATTGTTTATGTTCCTTGTAATCTGTTTCTAATCTTGTTTACTTGATCCTTTGATAGCTCAAAGAATTTTCTAATTTTCATGTTACCGCGTGCTTTCTCGGCTTCTTTCTGAGAGCTGAAAAATATTCTACCTAATAAGCCGTCGGCTAGTTTTGTTACTTCGCTTGTAATTGCTGCTAACATTGATCCAGGCTGCGGGCTTCCAACTCTAGTGCCTGCCTTGTTCTTAGATCCGTTTCTTGTAGTTCTATAACCGAATCCAATTAAATCTGGTTTAATGCGCCCTGTTACTCTTTGTTTTAATGCGCCGTATCCGTCCGAATACTTAGCAAAGCTAGTGCCTCTCGAATCTTTGCCGCCCTGTGTGCGCGTTACTATCTCAGTCGCCGCATCGTTTATAGCAAGCTTCAATTCTCTTTCTTGCTTTTCTAATATCTCTCTTTTAATGCGGTCAAAATCTACGTTTGATTTAAACTCTATAGCCATTAACCTCTGGGTTAATTTCCGCTTCTATTTCGAGTATGGGTCTATCTATATGTAAAACCGCTTTGTATTCATTGGTTTGTGCATCAACTATTAACTCTAGCCTAGATATTCCCTGTATGAGATGGCCAGTTTCGGCATCAACAATTTTTAAGTCGCGTGCGTACTTTGCATTGCCAATAATTTTAACTCTCATATCCTAATTCTTTTGCTAAACTTTCCGTTATTGCTCTCCAATGATGCCGACAGTTATAACCACCGCCGTATGTCATAACGTTTAAATCTTGCTCGTTATCCATCGCTTGGATCTCTTCTTTTGTGTATATAGCGGGCACTCTATCGAGTAGCTTTCCGCAAAATGGCCGCGTTACTTTATCGTCTGGCCCGACGTACAAGAATAAGTTTAATCCTAAATCCTCGGCTTTCTTTGCCGTGACTGTACGATTAAACGCCATGACCGCCGTGTTCACTTCGGTCTGCAAGTGGGTAGCAAGCTTAGTACCTAGCGCCTCGCTTGCTGCTTTTGCGTCAATCGTTTCGCCTGCAATGACTTGATTCATAACAATCGCTTGCATATCAATGCCGCGCCTGGCAATTTCAACGTCTACCTTGCTGACTTGTACGTCAATTAAGGCGTCTATAACGTCCCTATCAACTGCACTTAATGCATCTGGAAAACCTAATCCCTCAAGCTCGTTTCTTATATCCCGCAACTCTTCTGCGTATATTAGCTTGATTTTCGCAACCTCTTTGCTTAATCCCTTTGCTTTAAGCTCGGACATTAAGCCGCCTAACACTGAAGCGGCTTCGACTCCTGACGTTTTACCGTCTCTTAACTTATCAAGAATGTCGTCAACGTTAGTTTTTAAGAAGCGCTCTAAGTTTAGAACGAATCTGTCAACCTGTGCGCCCCTTGCTTCAACTTGCTTTATTACGCGCCCTTTGATTAGCTTTTCACTAGCCATTTAGAGCGCCGCCGATAACGTCCTCTTGATTGTCTTCAGGGTCTACAGTTTTGAAAGTCATGCCCTCAATCTGTGATAGAATTTCCTTTTCATCGGCTGAATCTAATCGAAGCTTTTTAATTACCTTCTTTAGTCCTGCCTTTTCAACGCCGTCAACTTTAAGTAACGAGTCTTTGAAAGCCATCCATGTAGTGATGAACTTGCTGAAATCCTCGCTTGATACGCGCTTATCTAGTTCTATTTTACCGTCGAAATTATCAACGCCCATAAATAGCGCGTAATTCTGGAATGACTCGTTTATAGAATCCTCCATGTCCTCTAATTCTGATTCGACTAGCGCGTGAGTAAATTCGTTATCCTTGTCGATTGCTTCCGCGCTCTGAGTTTCTTTTGATTCGCCTGCTATTTGTCTAAGCTTGTTTAGACCAATCTTAAACATGTATTCGATTGATTCTTTCTCGGCTTTCTCTAGTGCTGTCGGGTCTGATGCGGGTAATTTTCCGAAATCGCCCTTTTCACTTAGTATTACAACTGTATACTCGCTTAGTGCCTGTATTGCGTCGGCATCTGATGCATTTTCTAACTTTGCATAGCGGATATCATAACCGTTGTTATAATTTATGTTATCGCGATTGCTTCTAATGTTGTAATGTCGAAGTATCTCTTGATTAACATCGTCTAACCAAGATTCGCTTTGAATTACTGACACGGGTATTCTATTTAGTGTTGTTGGTATTTTTTGCCCTTGCTGCCATACTTCAGTATTTAGTTTTGGATCCCAATGCTCCTTAACAACAATTCCCTTATCATCTAAATCAACGTAGCGCTCTGTGACTGTGTAGATAGTACCCTCTAGTTTTAGCGTGTGCGAAAACTTTCTAAGTTTCGGCTCTTCTGAATCGCTAATTCTAGGCAATACTCCAAGAAATTCATGTCTGAAAAAATTAAAGCTTCCGATATCTTTAGGACTGTCAGTTTTATAACTCCAGTCCGTATTGTTTAATGGGTTAATCAATGAAAGAAACGGTCTTAAGCCTAGCTCTTTTTGCTCTGCTAGGTTACGCGCTTGTATAGGAAAGCTATCGGCTAAAATTATTGCTTTCCCGTATTTAAGAATGTCGGGTAATATTTTGTTTCTAAGAAAAGCGTTTACCGATGTTTTCTTTCCGTCAATGTTACGCCATCCGTTATGTGGATCTAATAGTTTTTGAAGTTTCTGGTCTGGTCTTGCAGGCGCTCTAAAAAATAAGCTTTGCCATAATGAAACGAAAACCTCTTGCAATCCTGGATATCTTGTTCGCTGCTCTCTGCCTGCTCTAAGTAGCGCTGATCCGCTATTAGCCTTGGCCTTTGGCATCGTATTAGATTGCAAGTCTGACAGGCTTAAACCGATATTATAGTTTTTATCTTTCTGCTCTATCGAATGAAACCAAAGATAATCAGGCGATGTTATTACATCTCTCTTGCCGTCGGCTAAATCCTTTGCAATTTTCCATCTTTCATATGCTTCAACATAATCGGGATGTTTATATAGAGTTTCTGTCATTAATTAGTACCGTAAATTTTTCTATGCTTGCCGTCGTTTTGTTCTAAGTCTAAGCCCTTAGTTAGTCTGAAAATTGCATAACCTAGCGCGTCGCCCCAATGTGAGAACAAATCATTCTTAGGCTTGTCTATATCCCAAGTATTCGGCTTAAGGTTCGTTGTCTCATGGCTTTTAATAGTGTTCCTACACCATGCCGCCACTATCAGATAACTATACGCTAGTAAGGCGTTGTGACGTTGTAACCTATGCTCTATGCGAGGCGCTGAACGCTCTGCAACAACGCGGACATTGTTATAATACTTTTTTAAAACTTGTATGACTTGATCAAACGCGCATAAGCTCGATAAGTGAGATTGCGCGTAGCCGTCGCAACCGCCGTCTATTTCAATCGGCGTGTTTTTGTATCTCTCGGGCGGGTACTGTGCGATAAACTCCGCGCACGCGTCCATTATGCCCTTTGATTTACCTGAACTTTCTCCTGATACTTCATAGCGTGTATACTGGCCTGATAAAGTCCAAACCGTCCGCTTTTGTAATGCAACCCAAGCTAATGGCGTGTGGTTCCAATCCCAGGTCATTGTGATTGTTGATTGCTCGCTTGGCTTAACGTCTAGTTTTACGTTTCTACTATGTGCAAATTCCCAGTATGCATTGCCCTTAGTAAACGGAACAAAGCGCCCGTATAAGTATGACTCTAATTTAAAAGGGTCATATGAATATGTTTGTTTGACCGTATCCGCATAATTATCTAAATGCGGATTGTCCTCAGTCCAAAGCGTAATCCTTCGATAGTTTTTAGCCTCGTTAAATTCGCCTTCAAAATTTGCTTCCTGCTCGTACCAGTTGCCTAAACCCTCGGGCGTACCTTCAAACATTGCTTGCAATCGGCTTGCTTTCGGGCACCTTATGCGGACCGAACTTTTTTCAAATGCTTCACGCCCAATCAAACCTGGTTCAGTCATTAGAGCGTGCGAAATACTCGGCCCAACAAATCGATCTGGCCTGTTAGCTGATTTAAATAAAATCTCTTGATTCGTTCTCTTTAGCTCAATTCTTGGAAAACCCGTCTTTACTAGCTCGTAGTCTTTCCCCTCTTTGTGTCCAAAGATTTCATTTAAAACCGCCGTGAATGTCGGAATTAGCGTATCTTGTACCTGTTGATACGTCGGTGCTATAGCCCATGATCTAGGGCTATGCTTGTTTATTCTGCAAAGCGCTAAATGCCACCATACGCCGCCGAATGTACCGCCCGAACCTAAGCCTTTTGTTATCCAAAATTTACGCTTTGGAGTTTTATCCTCTAAGCAATCATAAACCCAATCAGGGGTTAAGATTCTTTTTTCCGTTGCGGCGCTCATTCTGTAGCGCCTTCAGCCTCTTGTTTAACTATCTGGCTCTTACGGTCGGCACCTCTTTCTAGAATTATATCACCCTCGGGCGCTTCTAATGGTGCCGCTTCTACTTTATCGCCGTAAAGCCTTGGTAGCATCTTTGCGAGTAAGAACTTTCTAGAATCAACTCTAAGTCTTGAGCGCTGTACATGCTCCTGATTCAAAGCGATGAATGTATTTCCGTTTTTACTTTCTCTCTCTTCCCAGTCGTTGCGGCCATCGTCTGAGATATCTATAATCTCTTCAGCCCAACTATGGGCGCGTATTATAAGTGCGCGTGCGTAAAGGTCTTGGAATTCCTTATAAATTTCGCCGTCTTCAAAGTTCCATCGTAATATTGTGGACTTATTCGGCATCCCTTTAATGTCTTGGATTTGCCTTAAAGAGTATCTTTCCGCTATTAGGGCGCAAATGTCCTGTGCTAACTGCCTTGTTAGCTTAGAAGGTCGCCCCGCCTTTTTAGGCATATGTAAAAATCTGTTTAGTGGTTAACGCCCTGTTGTTCCTTGTAATGAAACTTAGCGTCCAAAGGACTGATTAGTCCGCGTCTGAGTAATTCCTCTGTTAGATAATCCTCTGATTCTCTAACGTATTTTTTTGCAAGTCGCTCTGTTATGTGCGTCCATTTTGCGACGGCTTTCCAACTGCCATCCATGCCGCCGACTTGATCTCTAGGTGCAAGTCTGCGATATACAAAAGCCCAATATTTAGTGCTATTTTTGCGCGTTTCTTTTAGTGTTGCCTCTATTGCTAATAGAGTACTAGCCCAAATGTCTTGCGACGAACCGCCGCGTAACTCTACAAGAGTATCGGGGCTTTCTGGTTCAGATTGTAAATCCTGGGATTTTAATCTGCACGGGTTATTAGTTAAGTAAAAATGTATTGCTTGGGTTAATGTCGAGAACGGGAACACGTCTTGCATTTTGAGTATACCTAACAAAATAAAGTTCACAACTACACAATCAAAAAATTTACTTCCAGTAAGCGTTATAACTACTAGAAATTCTTTTCCAAACTTCATCCTTTGCGCCGCCTGTTTTCTCAACGTGATCGGCTAGTTCGATTAGCTTTTTGTGTGCCGCCCCTGGGTTCTCGGTAACGTGCGTGAGTATCCAATAGATTGACCAGTCCTCACGCTCTTTGCTGCGGACATAGTCGAACGGGTCTAGGTAGATTAACCAACGCTTTTCTTCTTTTGATTTGCTGTATTTTCTGACTTTTGATGCGTCGCGTCGCTTTTTAAACATATCCCGAACGGCTCTTTCTAGTATTGCAACAAGTAGCCTTTTTTCAGGCGTATTTACTACATATGTCTCGGTTCGAAATTCAGCATTTGAAGCGCAAAAGCCTAATAGATTAGCCCTGTTTTTGCTCTCTCTTGTTCTGATATTATATCCTCGGTAATAGATACGGCCTGTGATTTAATTAGATTATTATCAGGCGAAATTAGGTGATGAAATTGTGCGGGTTTTTGGATATTTAATCTTTTAATTACCTCTTGTAGCGTCGGTCGATTCATACATAGGATTTTGGCCGCCTGTTTCTTGTTCCAGTTTGTTGCTATCAGTGCGCGTGTGATTATGTTTTTTTGAAACTTCTCTATTTCATGGAAATAGTCTACTGTTTCTGTGTAGTTAGGTATAGTTAGCTTTCTTTGCTCGTTTGAAATTGCTTCGTTTATTGCGAATAGTTGAGCAAGTGAAACGTCCGCATTGTAAACCTCTTTTGCTTCGCCTGTTTCGTTGTCCGTCCAGATTATGCGGATGTTTTCACTAGCCACAATTAACCGCTTTTCTAAAGTTATCTATATCCCTTATTTTGCTTTCTCTGAATATAGTCCGCGCTCTATGAACTCTTGATTTTACGGCGGGAACTGTTAGCCCCATTGCTTCGCCTATTTCGTGATGCTCGAATTCTTGCAAAAGTAAGTGAACTAGCGGCTTGTCTCTCTTGTCTAAGTACTTATCAACTAGATACTCAAACATGCTGATTATCTGCTTATCGCTCGGCGTGTTATCTTCGGGCTTCACTATCTCGGCTGTCTCGTATGTCAATCTTGAATCACGGCGTTTATTAACTCTTAACATCATTAGCGACTCATTGACCGCTATGCGAAACAACCACGAACTTAAAGCGCAATCCTCGCGCCACTGTGAGCGTTTGCGATGAAACTTCAGAAAAGTATTTTGCGCCGCGTCTTCAGCGTCTTCATAGTTTTTTAATATTTTATAGCAAAGGTTAAATACATTTTGATAGTGATCGCTAATCTCATTGTCCATTAATTAATTCGCCCTTTTGAAATTCCTAAAACCTCTATTGCGTTTAACTCTTCTTTTATGTCCTCAATTTCTTTCTGAATTATTAAGAATCGCGTTTCTGGGATGCCCTTTGATTCTTTAATAGCTTTTGTGACTTCATTTGCATATTTAACAAATGATTCGTTAACATTCTGTTGAGTCAGCAATTGAATCAGCATATTGCTTATTACGTCCTCGATTTTCTTAATTCCTAGTATTTTTTTAATGTATTTTATAATCATTCCTTAAACCCGTATTTTTCGTCATGCATCTGCTGAGCTAATTCAATTGCTATTTCTACCGTCCTATATTCAGCAGGATTCAGCTTAAAAACGTACTTACCTAAATCCACTAGGCAGTACTCAGGCGTACACTCGATTAGTGTTTTGTCGTTTATTACGCTGATTGATTCTGGTGTGCTTGCTTGGAT